GGTGGAATTAACCAAATCTTGGAGTTTGTACGTTTTATAACTACTACTTGTTTTAACTTGCAATCTTCAAGTCTCTTACTGTTTCAATCAAATGATTGCTGTAAGAGTCGGCCTAGCCAGAGTGAGAGATTATTTCGCGAACTGTGGAGGGTGCTCGTCTGATGAAACTAACGACGTTATTTCATCATACTTGAGCGAGAGAGGTCTGGTCGCTACTCAAGAGTCACAGCGACTGAGATCTATCTACACCAATGTGAACATCGTGCCTAAGAGACCTGTCACTGGACACACTCATGGGAGCTCAGCAGCTGTTAGATCAGCAGCTTCAGTTCTTATTGACCGTGTTGGAAAGTGCTCAGGAAAACCTGTGTTGTATTACCAGGGCTCTGCAGCAGATGAACGCAACGGGAGGAACATTTCCAGAAACCATTATTGGGTTAAGGATCAACAAGTGAAACCTAAGGCTTTTGAGCCATCGGAAGATGACATAATTGCTATGGTGGATGTTGATTACTATGTGGACATGCCTAAGATGCTGGCTAACCACTTTAACCCTGTTCTGTTGTACACGTTCACACCTTCGCAAGTAGCAAAGGCGGATGGAGAGTACAAATACTTGTGGCTTCCGGACAATACTGTGCGCTATACAGTGTCTGGAGGTGGGGAGTATGTCCATGGAATATGGGACTATGATGGAGATTCCATCAAAGTGCGTAAGCGCCTGTTTGGGGTGACCTACGGCCTGACTACTTACCTGGTTGAACGTAAACGGGTTGATGATGATCATCACATCGTCCTGTTGGCTCCGCTTAGTAAGCATAAAGGTTTTGATGCGTGGTTGGCGGACCGACACTATCAAGGTAGGGAACTGGAGAGGTTTACACCTGTCCAACCAGACGGCTTCGTGCGAATGATGTTGAATACTCAGGATGGTCTATTGGTAGCCACCGGCAAGGCTAATACCTATGCAACTGCGGTTGTAACTGCGTCGCAAGACGCCGAGCTTCATAGCTTGGTGGTCACGGCAAAGAATACGATCACTCTAGCATCGGTTAAGAGCAAACTTGCTGGGAAGGAGCAAACTTGGTCAGGATCCAATCATCCAGGATCGGAAATTCTGTACGAGTTCTTGCTTCGAGGTACCGACCTTTCGAAGCGTGTCATCAGTCTCACTGATGCTGCACGTAATTTTCAGTGGGTGAACCACCCGGCATCTTATGATCAGGAGGCAAGACCTTCTATGGTTGCTTTTATGCAACCAATCATAAATGGGGCTTTTAGCCCTGCCCTGTGCAAGTCGAATGATGAGCGCATGGTTACCGAACGGATCACGAAAATTACAAACACGAATTCACTGACGGATAAACTGTTACAGTTTATTGGAGAGTTTGTAGACCTCTTCGTGGGAGATATGGCCGGGAAGTTACACCCCGTCGACCTCGAGAAAGTGTGGGAGAAGCAGTCAAAAGCGACTCAACAACGCATTCTTGAGGAAGCCGAGTGTGTTTCTGAAAGGGAATTTCTTCGTATCGTGAGAGCGTTTATGAAGCGGGAAGGCTACCTTTCCGTAACTGATCCACGAAACATTAGCCAGATTTGTGGCCCAGACAAGCGTGATTACATGTGCTTCATGTATGCGCTGCACTATTACCTTGAGACCATGCCATGGTTCGCCTTTGGCCGTTCAAACAAGGAAATAGCTGCCAGGGTTGCGGAGATAGCATTGTTAGTGCTTTGGTTGTTATCCACAGACTTTAGCAGGATGGACGGACGTACCGGTGCGCCATCTCGGGAACTAGAGGTTCAAATCATGATGAAGTTATTTCATAAGCAATACCATGCTGAAATATACGAACTCATGATGAGCCAACAGGGACTGAATGGAGTGACCAAGTTTGGAGTATGGTTTCTTACGCTACTCTCGCGTCTGTCTGGGTCAGGAGAGACCTGTCCCTTCAATACAATCACGAGTGCTTGTGTTGCCTATTCGGCATTGCGCATGACTCGAAACCCCTCTACGGGCAAGTTTTACTCTCCGGAGGAAGCTTGGGCGCGTATGGGTATGTATGGAGGTGATGATGGTATTACTGGCCATGTAGATGAAAAGACTTATAGGAAGTCGGCTGAATTGTTTGGCCATAAACTGACCTGTGATGCTTACTTAAGAGGAACTCCCGTTAAATTCCTTTCCAGATATTATGGGCCCGATGTCTGGAATGGGGACTCGAATTCCTGTGCCGATATCAAGAGAGCGGTATCGAAGTTTCACACGACAGTGACAATGGCAAACAGCATTACGCCAGAGCAGAAGCTCGCTGACAAGGCGTACGCAGCGTGGTTGACGGACCGCAACACACCAATTTTGGGTGATTTCGTCTCTAAGGCCGTGGTAGCTTACCCGGTTAAAGGAGAATGGAAGAACCTGAGTGGTAAGTGGATGCCGGACCCGAACCCACTAACGCAGTACCCTAATGTCCGCGCAGACTGGATGCTAGAGCTAATGAAGCAGCAACTACCTGGTTTCAACTATGAGGGATTCCTCAAGTGGCTGGAAACGGCCACCCCTGAAGAACTCCTTAAATGTCCCCAATTCATGGAAACCCCACCGGTTGAAATGAAAGAAGGCATTGCCATAGTTGATGGGGATGTCCATAGTAATCTACCTCCGTCGTCCACCCAACCTTCACTCATTTCTTCTACAAAGAAGAAACAGAAGAAAGGTACTTCTAAGCCTAAAGAGACTAAGGCTTCTAAGTCCAAAGCAACGTCAGTAGTAAAAGCTGTTGCTGATGGGGGGAAGGAACGTGTAGAGGCTACTACCTACCGGGGTAGAAAGCCAAAGGCTGGGAGACCAGCCCATCAGACTGGTGGCCAGTCCGATAAAGTCAGCGCCAAGCCAGAGCGCAAGACAATAAAGAAATAAAATTTCTGCCTGAAGATTAATGTAATAGACTCATTGAATCTTCCGCTTTCATAAATAATTCCACTGTACCCAAGGGACAGATTTTGAAAGACCGAAC